TTGTCATATTGCTCTTATCACCCTAGCCGTCTGAATCGCTTTTCTCAAGTCAGCTTCTTTGTCGATAGACTTGTTTGGAGCGGCGTTGTAAACGATAGTAGGAGCACGGTTTTGTGTGCTAGTTCTTGGAGTAACACTTGGCTTTGGAGTGAAGGTAGCCGAACTTGCACTGCGAGCAGGAACAGCCCCAGCAGAAGTCATCGCGTTTCCTGTGCCAGTGCGCGTTACATTTTGACCACTAATGCCTCCAGACATTCCGCCACCACTGCCACCAATGCCTAGGCCAGCAATAGCGTTGTTCCATACAGACTTCAACGCACCGCCGATAATCCTTGGTCCGTTTTCAATTACGGCAGTGGCAATACCAGTGAGTAGCTTGATGGATGCCTCAATAAGCTTAGGCAGGTTGTCCAGCAAAGCCGTAGCAATCTTTGGAACTAGCTCAATGACTGCATCCAAGATATCAGGCGTGGCTTCAAGCAAACCGTCCAGAATTGCAAGGAACAACTCAATCGCGCCATCCAACAGCTGAGGGATTGCATCAATCAGCGCGGTGACAATCATTGGAAACAGCTCTTTGAGCGTTGCGATGATGTCAGGCAGAATCTCAATGAGTGTGTCCACCAGAGCCATAAAGAACTCAAATGCGCCGTCAATCAAATCTGGCAAAGCTTCTATCAACACGGTCAAAATCTTAGGCAAAATCTCTTTTGCGATTTCGACCAGCTGCTTTACGATGTCAGTGAATTGCTTCAACAACTGGGGAAGCATTGTGTTCAGCAAAAAGTCGATAAGCGTAGGCAAGAATTTGGCAAATGCATCTAGAATTCCTGGCAAAGCTTCCATTATCGCGTTGAAAATGGTCGTGCGCATTTGGGTGAAAGTCATAAATGCATCTTGCAGCATTCTGGTTAAGCCACCACCACCAAAAAAGTTTTTGATGTTGCCAGTCACTCTGTCCAGCACGGTGTCTAGGTCGAGGTATCCAGTGGTCACCTGACCCACAAAACGCCTGAAGTTAGTAGCCAACCGTTCTGCTGCAGGTGCGACTCTGTTGTTCATAAAATCGGCTAGTTTGGGGAAAATATAGTCAGCTAGTGGCACAAGAGCACCGACTAGCTTGGCCATTACTGGCGTTAGTCCCTCGCCTACTCTGGCCTGCAAATTCTTGTAGCTAGCTTGCAGAATGCGCTGTGAGTTGGCTAGCCCGTCAGAAGTATTAGCAAAGTCACCTTGCGTTTTAGCTGTGGACTCCAACAGCAAGCCGTATCGAGCCTGCACCTTTTGGGTCTCAGTCATCTGCTCACCAATGCCGATGATGCCAGCACGAAGAGCGTATGCCTGGACTTCAGACTGAAGCAGGTTGATACCGAAACGCTTTAGCGGCTCAGCCTCGCCAGCAAGACCAGACTGAAAGACTTGAAGTGCTTCAGACACTTCGATGTTGAAAACCGAAGCAAAGTCAGCAGCTCTGGTTGAAATATCATCAACGAAACCAGCTACGTTGCCGCCCTCGCCTACCACTCGCTCAGCAAATGCACTGAAACGAACAGCCGCGGCGTTGAAGTCAACAGTCGAGAGACCAAGGCGAGAAGCTACGTCATCACCTAGAGCCAACACGCTGTCTGCGTATTCGCCATAAGCCACGTTGACAGCGTTGATAGACTCGCCTAGGTCAGAGGCTTGAGTTACTGAAGACTTGAAAAATTGAACAGCTTTGGTAGCGACAAAACCAGTGGCCACTGTTGCGGCCAGTGCCTTCATCGCACCACCAAAGCCACTTACAAAGCTTTTACCCGTTGCAGAACCAGCAGTGTTTCCAACACCGCCCTTGCCGCCTACGCCTTTTAGCTCATTAGCTATTTTCTGCTGAAAACCCTTAGCGACTGGAATCAGCGTTACATAGGCGTATGCTTGTTCTGCCATTTCAAGTCTCCGTTTCTCGCTTTAGCCAAAATGCTTCTAGCATCCGCACGTGTTCTGCCCACACGGGTAGACCCACTAGTGGGCCAAGGTCTGGGCCAAGGTTGCGGCTTGCGTTTTGAATTCACTTGAGCTAACAAGTCATAGGTTGCGGCTTGAATTGTCCAGTTGTAATCAATGGGGTGTTGCCATTTGGCCCTCGAAGCTTGAAGCCAGCTAGTCGGGTCGGCCAACAAAACGGCCACCAATGCGATGACTTCTTCCCAAGGTATCGTAGTCCCGATGTCTTTTAGACCTACGCCAAATCGGTGTCTAAAATCATAAACAAACGCCGCTTTGTGCGTGTCTATGAAGTCGAGAACCGTTAGAATTCCCCCAGATTAGCTCCTTGAGTCCAACCGTTCATAAACTCAGTGAACTCTGGGATAGTCATTGAGTCAACAATTGCAAGCTGCTTTTCGTCAAGCAGGGACTCTAAAATGGTCCAAGGTTGGCTAGCTTCAGGCTCGTTGCGGATTTTCCGCACCAGACCGACTGGTATTTCTTTGAATTCTGGTAGCTCTACTTTTTTACCCTTGTGGGTGTAGGTGTAACTCATCGCGGCTTCCTTTTGGTTGTTGGTTTCTTGACTTTCCAGCCCATAATCGCGGCCTTTCCTATTGCGGCTAAGTAAGTCCCTGGACCACCGCCGCAATAAAAGTGGCCCAGGGAGTCTACTTGGGGGTTTAGACCTCTAGTGCGCTAAACCACTTGGTGACGGTGTTGCTTGTGTCATCAGCGTAAGCAGTGATGGTAACTTGGTAACCAATTGCCTCGCCTGATGCAAGGGTGCGCTCTCCAACAGAAGTGATTTCTCCTGCAGGGATGTAAACGCGCTCTACATTTGTGCCGTCTACCACATCAATAACAAACGACTGGCGGCCACCCGTGCTCGTTGGGTCAATGCTGATTTCACCTGCGGTCTGAGTTGAACCGTAGTAAAGCTCAAGAACTGCCTCGCTTGTCTCAATGAAAGTCATCGAAACTGAGTATGTGCCTTCAGAGGTTACCTCGCGAACGAGTGAACCGTTCTGCCAAGCCCTAATCTGGTTGGTGGTGCGGTCAATGCTCTCTGTGATGCCGTCTGCAGACACGTAACCAAGGTCTACGAAAGCAACATTCAGAGTTGAGTCAGAGGCAGTTGGAGCGGCTGTTCCCGTTGGAGCAACGTAAACCGCACCACTAACCGCAACTCTTACGTTGTCTGAATCTAGTGCCATTATTTTTCCTAACTAGTTAGTTGAGGTTTGACCCTCTATGCGTTACAGCAAAGCGCAAAAATCTGCGCTCGCCTTGTAAATCTGTCACATCTTGAATGGAAGATTGAACAGAGGTTGCCACAATGGGATTTCCATCAGGCAAGTCATCAAATATTGCTTCTACCATCAGAGCCAAATCCTCTGTGGCAGCGTAAGTCTCTTCGTATATGTTCACACCAATAACTGAACTGGTGAGAGTCTTGCTAGTGCGGCTACCGCCGTCACGCCTCAGGATTACCTGTGAAGCAGAATCGTCGGCTTTGATTCCGACTCTAGTGGTGGTGTAGCCCTCTGCGACCAATTCAGCTTTGACTCGACTGACAAGGTGGGCCATTATGTCGCTGAAAATTACGCCATCAGCCATTAGCTACCTCGCTTTGGTTTAGGGGTCTTGATTCTTGTGCCGCGCTCACCCTGTGCTAGGTCCAATGCGCGAGACAAAGCACCAGTGTTAGCCTCATCGAAAGCAGAACCCCTAGCCACAATCACGGCAATACGCGTGGGTCGCTTCTTTCGTTCTAGCTCAGACCCAGGAAGTGCAGCTTGCACTGGCTTCATACGTTTTTCAAGCATATTGCCGATTGCATCAGACCTGAGCAATTCTCGCATTCCTTGGCGATTCAGTTTGACCTCGCCTTGGCCTCCTGGAATCTTGCTAGCCATTGGTCTGCCTTTGCAGGTCGATAACCGTTCCTGGAGTCCAAGCACCAAAAGGGTCACGCCAGTCGAAAGGCTCACCGTCTAGCACGTAGCGAATGCCACGCACTACAAAAATGTCATCAATTTGAATGTCAGTGCCTGCAGGCAGGTAAACCGTCAATCCAGACGTTACCGTGATTTCAGCTGCACCGACTGTTTTAGAGCCAGTTCTTGCCGCTACTGTGGCTTCTAAAGTCGTTTCAGTCGTAACGATGATTGGCTCACCGTAAGGGTCAATACCGCTCGAACTTTGTCTGATTTGGGTAATTGATTCCATAGTTCCCGTTTCCAATGATAGAAGTTGAGCGGAAAGACAAGCCACGGTAGTAGTCAGCTACCTTCATTTCGGCAGGACTCATCATCACCTGAGCACCGACGGCCCAGTTAGCGTAAGACTGAGAGAACGGACCGACTGTTTGCTGTTGCACGCCAGCGGCGGCATCAGGACTGATTGAGAGGGTGCGTGCTACCATACCAGCCACGACTGCAACCACATCATCAGGGATTGTGGCTGAACCGTGCTCATACTCGACTGTGATGCCTCGCAAGTCACCCAAGTCGTAGAGGCTCTGGTGGCCGTCCCAAGTGTAGTCGATTTCAACACCTTCAAGGTCAGTGACCTCGATGATTTGAAGCACTGGTCTTTGAACCAGCCTGACCACGTTATCTCTGGGGAACAGTCGCACTCTGGACTCGCCTACTTCAAACTTTTGGATTGCTCGTTGCACGAACATAGCAGAAGCATCAGTAAGCCAAGCCGTGGCCTTGCTAGTCTCTCCAGCAGTTAGACTGCGGCCTAGACGTGCTTCAACGTCTGCGATAGTAGCAAGTGCCATTAGAACCTCTCTTATTATAAAATAAAGTGGCCAAGAGAGGGGTCAATGACCCCCCTCTCAGCGGTTAGCCTAAAAATTAGGCAGAGACATACTTTACAACAGCCTCAGTCTTTACGACCTTAGCACCGTAGACGTTCAAGCCGCGAACGATGTCAGCGAACTTGGTCTGGTTGCGTAGGGACTCAAGGTTGTCAATCTGGTTGACCCAAGCCACCATATTCTGGTGGTAACCGATAGCAGCAGGGGTAGACTGACCAGTGAGTGGGGACTCCAAAACGTCCATACCGTAGAGACGGATAATCTGACCGTCACGTAGCTCGGTTGAGCTTCCAGCGGTGGAAACGTCGGATAGGTCCTGAAGTAGCAGGTCTGCAAAGTCTGGGT